AGACATCTAGAGTAATTAGAAGGTATCCAGAAAATCAAGGTTCAGAACAAAAAATTAGTGATTCTGTAGAACAAATTTTAAAATCTGTATTAAAGACAGATAGGAATATTTTTGTCGAACCAACTCAAAATAGTTATGCATTTTATGGAAATACAAAAAAACCATTTAATGTCATCTCTTGGCTCTGCCCCAAATCAATACCTCCTGTCGGGAAATCTTCTCCAGAGGCTGGAACTGCTGGGTATCTGTTCTATCAAAGTAAAAATGGGTACAACTTTAGAAGTGTAGATTCTTTAATGTCACCTCTTCAACCTTCTTCAGGTGATTTGAAAAATTATATTCGGTATTTTTATAATGAAAATACAAATGAGTATGCAGATAATACTACTAATTTTAAAGTTCTTACAGTCCCAACATTTAATAAGAATGTAAATGTTCTTGATAATTTACTTGCTGGAATGTATTCAAGTTCAAATTACTTCCTTGATTTGAATACCAAAAAATTCAATTATTATAAGTATAAACTTTCCGATAGTTATGAGATTATGAACCACGCATCAAGTGATAAAAAATCTCCAAAAATTCCACAAGGATTGGAAGAAAGTCCTTCTAGAGTAATGGTAAGATTTATTGATGGTATCGTAAAATCTCCAGGAACAGTGAATCCAAATGAAAAAATAGATGATAGAATTAGATATCAGGCACACTCTGTAACTAGATATAATTTAGCATTCAGTCAGATTGCCAATATTACAGTACCCCTAAATTTAAATCTTACAGTTGGTGATGTAATCTTCCTAGATATAGGAGAGATTACAAAGCAAGAAAAGCAAAAGGACAGTAAGAAATCTGGGTTGTATTTAATTGCAGAACTCGCACACGAATTCAGTGACAATCAGGGTTATACTGGACTTAAATTAGTAAGAGATTCATACGGGGAACCATAAATCTATGTTAGAACAATCACTAATTAATCCTAATTTTGCAGGAAGAGATGGTTTCAAATGGTTTATTGGTATCGTAGCAAATACTCAACCAGATCGTGCTGACCTAGAGTATGGTTATAGAGTTCAAGTAAGAATTATCGGTCATCATCCAGGAGATGAAATAGAAGATAGAAATCTTCCTTGGGCTCACGTACTAATCCCTACAAATATGGGAACTGGTGCAGGTGGTGCTGGTATTAGTATGAATACCCGTGGTGGTGAAGTTGTGATTGGGTTTTTTGCCGATGGGGAAGACGCACAACAACCAATTGTAATTGGTTCATTATACAATGGAGCAAATGTAGATTACTTGAATACTTTTACGCAAGGAACAAAAGGATTTAAGTTATTCCAACAAAAACCAGGAGCAATTGTTAGTCCATATAACAAAACCGTAAGGAATGGCAAATCATCTCCAGGTGAACCTGGAATAGTAAAAACATCTGGTTATCACAATGGAGCAGGGACTGTAGCAAAAGAAGTGATAGATAACAATAATCCAACAGTAACTATTCCAGGGCACTGTAGAGAAGGAAAGGATGTTGTATCCCAAATCAATAAAGGATTAATCAAATTTATTCAGTTGATGAATGAAGTTAAGTACGTTAATGATACTTACATCAATCCAGTTTTAAACAAAGTTACTGATATTTCATCAGAGATTGATGAGATTGCTATTGTAATATCTGATGCTCTGATATGGTTGGTAAAATATATACGAGATGAAATTATAACAGGGGTCTATAATCTTTTAGAGGATTATATCGAACAAGTAAAACTTCCGAAGTGGGCGGAATTTTTAAAGAAGGCAGCAGCAGGTGAGATTGCTGATGGGATATGGTGCCTTTTCTTAAATATCATCAAGAAAATAAAAAATTTTGTTTTTGAGTTTTTGTTTGGAATGATTGGAAAGGTAGCAAGTATTCCAGTATGTTTAGTGGAAACTTTTACTGGTAGTATTTTGCAGTCAGTAGTAAATGAAATTCAAGATGCCATTCAACCTGCACTAGATCAGATTTCTTCTACTCTAGGTGGAGGAATTGGAACTGTAATGTCATATGTAGAAAAGGCAATTGGAATTACAAAAACAATTGCAAGTTTTCTTCAGTGTGAAGAATCTCCCTGCAAACAAGTCTTTAATTATGAAATGAACAAAGGATTTGTTCCAAAGGATGGAGACATTAAGTTCCAAAATATTATTAATTATTCTCCAGCACAAGGATTGAGAAATCTTTTAGATGATGGTAAGAAACAGGCAGCAGGATTTTTGGGTGGAATATCTGGAGGGGAAGGATTGCCTGAAGAATTGGCACCATATGTTGGTGGTTGTGATGTAAGTCTTCAGTGTGGAATGCCACAAGTTAAGATTTTTGGTGGAGGAGGATCTGGCGCAACTGGAAATGCAGTTGTTGATTCATTTGGACAAATTATGGGAGTTAATATTACAAATCCAGGTGGGGGATATTCTTCTCCTCCATATGTTTCATTCGAAGATTCTTGTGAAAATGGAACTGGAGCATATGGATATGCTCGAATTGAAAATGGGAAATTATCAGAAGTTGTGATGCAAAATCCTGGAGGTGGATATTTAGGACCAGATACATCAAATGTTGATGAAGAATCTGATGAAGAAACTTTAATACAATCTTCTTGCTCTATCCCTCCAGCAGAATCTTCTGGTGCTATTGTTTATCCTTATGTTCTTAATGTAATCATTGAAGAGACTGGAATTGGATATTCTTCAGAGGACTTTGCAATTAATTCAAGTTGTCCTGATAGTGATGTGAGATTAGATTTAGAATTGGATGATGATGGAAGAATTACTGCAGCAAAAATTACTAATCCAGGAACATCTATTAATACATACCCAGAGTTGGAAATAAATAGTGATACTGGATCTGGAGCAATTCTGAAACCCGTTTTAGGATTTAGTACAACTCCACCAGAGGAACGAATTAGTAATGTAGAAGTTCAAACTGTTGTATATTGTTCTGATAAGAAATGACCCTTAAAAAACCTCAACCTCAACCCACGGGTTATGTAATTAGTGATCCTCAAGATGGGACCATTATTATCGGAAAAGATCCAGATTCAAAAAGACCTAGACAAATTGAATTAGGAGCACAATCTTTAGGTTGTATCCGTCTTTTTGGTGATGGTGGATTTGATATCAGAAGTAATCCATCATCACAATTAAAAGATAACATCATCAGTAACTCAAAAGATGGTCTTGGGATCTATAGTAATGGAAAGGGAATTCATATTGATGCTGGAAATGGTGAGTTAACAATTACAGCAAGAAGTATTGTAATCAATGCCACAGGAGCAGACGAAGCAGGAGTTACAATTAGATCCGCACAACACATAAATTTAGATGCTGCTGATAATATTAAGATAGAGGGATCAAACGTTGCAGTAGCAGCAAGAAATAAATTAATTATAGCATCAAAAGGTCTTTTAAATATAAGAGGTAAAGGTGGAGTTCTGATTTCAGAACCAAAGACCAAATTAATTCCAACATCAATATCTGATGTAATACAAACTGCATTCCAATTCATTCTTCCGGAGTATTTTTAATGGACGCTGACGTAGTAAATTGTTCTTCGATGCAAGTTGGAGAATCTATATCTTTTCCAATTTCATCAGCAGAATTTTGGCCTAGTATTGATCCTCAAGCAATTTTTTCTCAACAAAATTGGGGCATCTCAAACTTTGTTGGAATGCATAATCAAGTTGGTCTTTATAATGGTATTGGATTATGGAATCAACTTGGAACTTATAGTGGAATTGGATTAGGATTGCACGTTGGTGGACACGTTGATGCTCAACCATCTTATGATAGTGCCGCAGTAACTACTGATTATGCTTCTCCGGATGGAGATCTCTGGGGAGATTGGGATTATAACGGAACCCCATTAGATTACTTACACAATCATTCCGACGTTCGATTAAAGGAAAATATCAAAACCCTTGATAGTTCATTGGATAAAGTTTTAAATCTTCGTGGTGTATCATTTACCTGGAATAAGCAATTAAGTCCATATGTAGGTAGAAGAAAAGATGTTGATATTGGTTTAATAGCACAAGAAGTGGAAGAAATTATTCCAGAAATAGTTCAAGAAACTTCAATTCCAAATTTAGATTTTCAAATTAAAAATGTAGATTATGATAGACTTGTTCCGGTACTAGTAGAAGCAATTAAAGAGCAGCAAAAGCAAATTGAGGACCTGAAGGAGACAGTCAGCAAACTGTCCACTCCTTCGGAAAAAGTCCAAGGAGTATGCTATGATACATAGGTCACTACCCCCCGACAAGATGCAAATTTCCAAAGAGCAACTCAAAGACCTCCAAGCAATGCACGAAGATATGGCAGCATATTTCACTGATGAGAATTTTCCCATTAGTGGAGAAACTTATTGGACTTGTGTAGAGTGTCTTGCTATTGCTAAACTTGCTGAACTTCGTGGAGAACTTGTTGCCTGATTTCAAAATTGACTTTTAATTCCAAAAATCGGGCAAAAAAATCTCCGGGTAAAAAATGCCCCTAGGGTTTTTATAACCATTCGTCATTAGCAGGGTCTTGTAGGAATTCAAGTATTTG